GCTGGATCATGGATGGGATGATTATGGCAAACGACCAGCGTATACAAGACGCACAAAAATTCTTGAGATTCGCCAATGATGCGGACTCTTACAATCGCCAGGATGCCCTGGATGACCTCAAGTTCTCCTCTGGAGACCAATGGCCAGTTGAGGTGCAGAACTCCCGCAACCTAGAGGCTAGACCCTGCCTGACCATTAACAAACTCGATGGATTTATCCGCCAAGTCTGTAATCAGCAGCGCCAGGCGCGCCCCCGCATGAAAGCGCATTCAATGAACTCGGCTGCCAATGCCAAGGTCGCGGACATCCTGACCGGCATTTTTAAGCATATTGAGGTTAATTCAGACGCAGATACCGCTTACGATACGGCCTTTGAGTTTGCCGTGCGCATGGGCTGGGGTTACTGGCGGGTTATTACCGATTACACGCGCCCAGACTCGTTTGATCAAGAAATCTACATCAAGCCGATTGCGAACCCATTTACCGTTTATTACGACCCTAACAGTCAGATGCCAGATGGCTCGGATGCCGAGTCATGCCTGATTACTGAGGTAATGAGCAAAAAGGAATTTAAGGCCCAATACCCTAACGCGGACGATGGCGGCAACTTCAATATGCGCGGTACTGGCGATGCAGATGCCGACTGGATCATGAAGGATGACATCCGGATTGCTGAATGGTGGTACACCGAGCGCAAAAAGACTAAGCTGCTCATGCTGTCCGATGGTACGCAAGTCTATAAAGATGAGGCACCTAGCGCAGAAATGCTGATGGCAGCCGGCATTGAAGTGGTGGCCGAGCGCGAAACCATGCGCAAGACCATCAAATGGGCGAAGTTAACCGGCATGGAAATTCTCGAGGAATCAACTTGGCCTGGTAAATATATCCCCATCGTGCCGGTTTATGGCCAGCAGCTGGTGGTTGACGATAAGCGCAAGAAGTACGGCATTGTGCGTATGGCTAAAGACCCGCAGCGGATGTACAACTACTGGCGCACCGCTCTAACCGAGTCTGTGGCTCTCGCGCCCAAGGCCAAATGGCTATTGGCAGAAGGCCAAGATGAGGGCCATGAGAATGAGTGGAACTTGGCTAACATCAAGGCCACGCCTGTATTGCGCTATAAGCAAAAAGACATTGAAGGCCAACCCGCGCCCGTACCAACTCGGCTGCAGCCAGAGCCACCGGCAGCTGGAATTGTTGAGGCCACAAGTGCTATTAATAATGACTTGCAGACCGTAGTAGGCATATTTGACCCAAATATGTTGGCTCAAGGCAATATGTCTGGTAAGGCAATCCGTGGCCAGCAGATGCAGATTGATATGTCGAACTTCCATTATTACGACAATCTGACCCGATCCCTCAAGCAAACGGGGCGCGTAATCCTAGACTTAATTCCCAAGATTTACGACAAAGAGCGCGTTATGCGGATCATTGGCTACGATAACCAACCCGAAATGGTAACGATTAACCAGCGCTCCGTAGACGAAAGCGGTGCGGAGAAGATTCTCAATGATGTAACCGTAGGCGAATACGATGTTTACATGGACACCGGCCCAGGCTATCAATCCAAGCGCCAAGAGGCAGTTGAGTCTATGATCCCGTTATTGCAGGCCAACCCAGAATTGTTCCAGGCTGCCGGAGACTTAGTGTTCCGCAACATGGACTTTCCGGGCGCGGATGTGATTGCTGACCGTCTGGCAGCCATGAACCCAATGTCTCAAATTGATGAGAAGTCGGATATTCCGCCACAGGTCCAAATGCAGCTGATGGCCAGCCAGAAGATGGTTGCCGATATGCAGCAGCAGATTGCGGCCTTGACAATGAACCTGCAGCACCAGACCGATGTGCAGAAGATGAAAGAGGAAGGCGCAACCAAGCGCAAACTCATGGATGTCACCTCAAGGGCGTACAACACCGAGACCATCAATGAGGCCAAAGTCAATCAGACTAACCTCAAGGCGATTACCGACCAGAATAAAACTGAGTTAGACGCTATTACCAAACTGCTTTTAAAAGGCATGGACACTCGCGCCCTGCAGCAAGAAATGACCCGCAGGGATATGGAACAAGACATGGTGGCCTCATTTGCTGAGAACGAAGTCAATATGAATGACTCGCCATTCTTGCAGCAAGAGATGCAGATTGCCCAGGAGCCAATGACCAACCCCCAGATGGATGACCAGATGATGGCGCAGTTTGCAGCGCAAGAAATGCAGCCGCAGCCATTAGAACAGCCGGCCATTCCTGGTGTACCAATGGGACCTCGTTGACAACTATCGAAAAACAGTTTCTAATAGATTTAACCTACCGATGGGTTCATCGGGTTTATTCTTGGAGTTAATCCATGTCTGACGCAGAAGTAGTACAGGAACCGGCAAGGAAACAAGCCGGCAACATAGTAACAAGTGAGAATTTAGCTGAGTTTCATGCACAAAAACTTGGTTTAGCCAGTCAGGAGTCTCCAACTGAGGCCGCGGATGCGGAGCCGGTTGTTGAGCAAGACAGGAGTGAACCAGAGGCAGAGACAGAGGCTGCTGCAGGTGAAAAGAAGCACAACCCGAAACTTGAAAAGCGGTTTTCGGAACTGACTAAGCAGCGCGAAGCAGCCCGCCAAGAAGCGGACCGTGAGCGTTCTGCTCGAGAGGCTCTCGAAGCGCGTTTAAGGGACATGGAAGCTAAGGTAAATCCGCCGAAATCGGAGGAGCCAGACCCTAAACCAGACCCAACGCAATTCAATGATGCCCTAGAGTATGCTGAGGCTCTGGCCGAGTGGACTACTGATCGAAAGATGCGGGAGCGGGATCAAGCAGAATTGGCTCGTAAAGTCGAGGCGGAACAGTCGCGGATGCGGCAAAAGTTCCAAGAGCGCCTCGATGCTGCGAAACAAGATATGCCGGATTACGAGGAAATGGTTGCATCAAGTGATGTTTCGGTTTCACAACCGGTCACAGACGCAATTATTGAAAGTGATGTAGGCCCACAAATCCTATATTACTTGGCCGAGAATCCAGATTACGCTCGAGATTTGGCGGATAAATCCATCACTTCTCAACTCCGTGCCATCGGGCGTTTAGAGGCTAAATTTGAAAAAATAGAGCCAGCTAAACCGAGCGTAAGAGAACCTGTTGCGAAGAAGTCTAATGCTCCGGCACCGATTAACCCGCTGAAATCCGGCGGCAACCCTAGCGACATTTCGCTAGATGCTGACCGTAAATTTCATGGCACTTACCAGCAATGGAAAGCTGCCAGGTCCGCTGGGAAGATTCGGTAACGGGTAACCTTACAATTAATTTGGAGAATTATCATGGCAAATAACTTGCTAACCATCTCCATGATCACCAACGAAGCGTTGATGGTCTTGGAAAACAGTTTGACCTTTACTGGTCGTGTAGACCGTAACTATGATGACCAATTTGCGGTTGTCGGTGCAAAGATTGGTAACACAGTCAATGTCCGCCGCCCAGGTCGTTTTATCGGTACAACCGGCCCAGCGCTGAATGTTGAGGACTTTAACGAGACTTCATCACCAGTAACCCTCTCAACACAGTTCCATGTGGACACACAATTTACGACTCAGGACCTGTCCCTGTCGTTAGATATGTTCTCTGATCGTGTTTTGAAACCAGCTATTGCTGCAATCGCCAACAAAATCGACTTTGACGGCACAACAATGGCAGTAGACAACACAGCGAATACCGTAGGTACAGCTGGTGTAGTTCCATCTGACATCGCAACATTCTTGACCGCCCAGGCTTATCTGGATGGTGAAGGCGCTCCCCGTGACGGTAAGCGCTCTTGCGTGGTTGATCCCTTTACTGGCGCCTCTATTGTTGGCTCCTTAAAAGGCCTGTTTAACCCACAAGGCACTATCTCTGGTCAGTACGAAAAGGGAATGATGGGTCGCGACACCATCGGTATGAACTGGTATATGGACCAAAACATCGTGTCCCATACTTATGGTTCGTATTCAACCGCAACTTTAGCTACCAACACAGCAACCTTTACTGGTTCATTGACAACTGGCTGGGCTCAGACCTCGACCATTACCATCTCTGCTGCAACCGCTAACGCCAACTTGAAACAAGGCGATACGATTCAGATTGCTGGCGTGTTCGCAGTTAACCCACAAAACCGTCAACCATACGGCGGCAATGTATTGCGTAACTTTGTTGTAACTTCCGATGTGACTATCACTTCCGGCGGTTCAGCATCTGTAACTGTTTCCCCAGCGATTATTACTGCTGGCCAGTTCCAGAATGTGAGCGTTTTAAGTACCTCGTCAACTGCAGTTGTCACACCGTTTAACAAAACTGGTGTTGTCAGCCCACAGAACTTGGTATTCCACCGCAATGCGTTTACCCTGGCTACAGCCGACCTCCAATTGCCTGACGGCGTACATTTTGCAGGCCGTGCAAGCGATAAGGATAATGGCTTGTCGATTCGTGTGGTGCGTCAATACACCATTAACAACGACTCCATCCCAACCCGTTTAGATGTTCTATACGGCTGGGCTCCGCTTTATCCAGAACTCGCCTGCCGCGTAGCAGCTTAATAGGAAAGGAACCTAATCATGTCAAATCCAGGACCAGCAAGTACCCAAACCTCTAACTTCCTAATGAACGGAAGTGCAGCCGATGGTGTTTTACTCGGCATCGCAGGAGGTGAGGTTGGTTTTTACGGCGAGACTCCAGTAGTTCAAGCCGCTGCAATTACATCTTTGGCTGCAACTCCAACTACTGCTGAAACGGTAGCTGCTGTTAATGCCATCATTACAGCGTTAAAAAACATTGGCATTACTGCTTAAAATGTTTGTTTGATTGGAAAGGCCACCCCCATAAAGGGTGGCTTTTTCCATTTACGGAGACCGCATGAAACACATTATGATTGCAATGCCGGCCTATACTGGCACAGTCCATATGGGAACAATGCGTTCCTTATTTACCGATTTAATCTCTTTAATTAAAAGAGGCGATAAATTTACCCTAGTAGATGACATTGGCAATGCGTTAATTGCCGATTGTCGAGGCGTAATTGCCACTAATTTTTATCATTCCGACTGCGATGAGTTAATTTTTATAGATTCAGATGTGGCCTGGCAAGCTGGTGCTTTATTAAGGCTGGTAGACGCGCCCGTTGATTTGGTTGCCGGAATCTATCCATCAAGAGCAGAACCCATCAGATACAATGTCCGTTACCTAGATAAACCTGAGTTATGGGCCGATCCAGCTACCGGGTTATTGGAGGTTCAATGCGCACCTACGGGGTTTATGAAGATTAGTCGTAATTGCATAACAAAAATGATTGAGGCCTATCCAAAGACAGGATTTCACCATGAATGCAAAACAGAGCAGTTTTATCCATTATTTGACTATATTTATAGCGAAGAATTGAAATATAAATTTGGCGAAGATTATTCTTTTTGTATTAGATGGCGAGATATTGGCGGTCAAGTATGGGTTGATCCAGAGATAGAAATGGGTCACATAGGACTAAAATGTTTTCAAGGACACTTTGGAAATTGGCTTAAAAGTAGGATAATTGAACAAACTTAACCATAAGGATTAATCATGGATTCCCTTAAAATTCTTTCCCCAACTTATCGGTTGGACCTTACAACTTCCGCGTCAGCTGCTCTGCAACTAATACCCGATACGCCAACCCTAGCATATCGCGTGGCCATCCTAAATACAGGAACTGGTACTGCAGCCATTACTTTTGGCACAACTAATTCCAATATGGCAACGCCAGCGATTGCGTCAACAGGCGGTAGCGGCTCATTTATTTTGGCTCCAAGTATGTTTTTGCCAATCATTATTGATTGCCCACGGCCAAATTTCTTTATTAAAGGCATTTCGTCAGGTACAAACTCGCTCTATTTGACATTAGTGGCAAACGAATAAGGGATTTACCATGTCCAACGACACCGCAAAGACTATAACAACCAATATAGTGCCGGTCCAAGGGACTTTTGAGCCCCTGCCGCCGTATGAGTGCATTAATCTAATTGGGCCTGCTGGAACGCCGTTTTTTGCTCCTACTAATCCTGATTTAAATGGCGTAAACATCACCAACAGTACGATTAATAGCACAACGATTGGGGTCACAACTCCAGCTTTGGGCGCGTTTACTACCGCAAGTGCGACCAATCAACCTATTGGAAACAATGATTTAACGACCAAACTGTATGTTGATTCTTTGGCTTTAGGTATTTCGTGGAAACAACCAGTAAATGCGGCTACAACGGCCAACATTACGCTATCTGGCGCTCAGACAATTGACACCGTAGCAGTAGTTGCCGGTGATCGAGTATTGGTCAAAAATCAAACCGCGCCCGCAGAAAATGGTATTTATATTGTTGGAACGCCTTGGACTCGCTCTCCCGATGCAAATCTATGGGATGAATTAGTTTCAGCTTTGGTCTTTGTGGAAAGCGGCTTACAAGCTGGCTCTGCATGGTATTGCCCTGTGCAGCCAGGCGGAACTCTTGGTGTTACCGCAATTACTTGGAATAACTTTTCAGTTGGTGGCGTGTATTTTGCTGGTACTGGCCTTAACCTGTCTGGTGGCGATACATTCAACATCACCAATACTGGCGTAACAGCTGCAACTTATGGTTCGGCCTCTGCGGTTCCAGCAATTGCGGTTAATCAGCAAGGTCAAATTACCAGCGCAACCAATACAAATATTGCCATTGCAGGCAGCCAAGTTACCAGCGGAACCATTGATTCTGCGCGTATTTCGGGCTCTTATACCGGCATTACCGCGGTTGGAACGCTATCTGGTCTAACAGTCAGCAGCACAATTACTGGATCAATTTCGGGTAACGCAGCCACCGCAACAACAGCGACCACGGCCACTACAGCTACCACGGCCACCAATCTTGCAGGCGGCGCAACTGGCTCAATTCCTTACCAAAGTAGCGCGGGAACAACAACATTTTTAGCAGCCGGTAGCAATGGCCAGGTCTTAACTTTGGCTGGCGGCGTACCCACATACGCAACACCAACCACGGGTACGGTTACCTCGGTAGGCGGTACTGGAACGGTATCAGGCATTAGTTTGTCTGGAACTGTAACAAGCAGCGGCAACTTAACTCTTGGCGGAACTTTAGACTTATCCGCGCCCCCAGCAATTGGCGGCACAACTGCAAACACAATTCGCGGCACAACCATTACCGCAACTACTGGTTTTGTAGGAACTAATTTTGATGCTGCGGGATCAGGCGGTGGAGCGTTAAGAACTAACGGCGGGTCTAATTGTTTGCAATGGGGCGGCGGCGGCGGTGTCAATGTCACCGTAGATGGCCCAATCAACATGAATGGCGCTAATTCAGCTATTCAAATAAATCCAACCGGTACTGGAACTGTCTCGATTGCCCCTGCGGGCGCGTTGACTGTAAATCCAACAACCGCGTCAACCATGAACAATGTGGCCATTGGCGGAACAACGCCGCTGGCTGGCACATTTACTGATTTACGGGTAAATAACACGATTTCTTTGGCCGGAACTACCGGAACTGCTGGATATGTGTTGACCTCCAATGGCGCATCTGCTCCAACCTGGCAGGCCAATGCTAACGGCGTAACAATTACCGATGACACTACGACCAATGCAACGCGCTACCTTACATTTAGCGAATTAACTGCGGGAACAGAAACGACTTTAGATGTAAGTTCTACAAAATTAACTTTTAATCCATCTACGGGTCGATTAACTGCAACATCGTATGCTGGTGATGGTTCTGCTTTAACTGGTGTTGGTGGGTTTGCTGCTGGAACTGCTATATTGTTTTATCAAGCAGCAGCACCTACTGGATGGACTAAATCAACTGCTGATAACAATAAAGCATTAAGGGTGGTATCTGGAACCGGTGGAGTTTCGGGTGGTTCTGTAGCATTTACAACTGCTTTTGCAAGCCAAACCCCAAGCGGTTCAGTAAGCACAAGTATTTCTGGTATTAGCGGCTCAGTTGGCATTAGCGGTGGCTCTGTTGGATCATATACTTTGGCCACTTCTGAAACTCCAAGCCATAACCATGCCGGTGGTGTCGCGTCCGATATTGGTTGGGCGTTTGTTTACGGAACTCTTGCTGGAACAGGAGCATCAGGTCGTTTTGGTTCTGTTACCGGTGCTAGTGGTACTCAAGGCTATACTTCAAATACTGGCGGTGGCGGTTCGCATAGTCACTCATTTACTCAGCCAACTGGATCATTTACTTTTAGTTCGGGTACGGCAAGTTCATCATTTAGCGGTTCGGCGATAAACTTGGCGGTTCAATATATTGATGTCATTGTTTGCACGAAAAACTAATGGAAATTAACGCAAA